ACAAGTTCCTTTGGTCGGGTGGGGTGCGGGTGGATGGGGGCTAGGAACTTGGGGTAATGGCTTATCTACTGCTCTTGCGCTACAACTATGGAGTCAGCAGAACTTCGGTGAAGATTTAGTGTTTAACCCGCGCAACGGGGGTTTGTATTATTGGGAAGCACCCACATTAACCGCGCGTGGTGTACTGCTTAACACCCTTGGCGGCACTGTATCCTTTACCAACGCTTCTCCTACCGTTGTAACCTCAACTGTTGCATACACAGAGGGCGCACAACTGCAGTTCTCGGGTGCTTCTTTGCCAACGGGCGTGGCTGCAGCGACCACATTTACTGTAACAGCGGTTAGTGGCTTAACTTTTAATTTATTAAATAGTTCTAACGCGTTGGTCAATACCTCATCTGCAGGCACAGGCGCGGTGTCTTTAATTGTGGACGTGCCCACGATTGTCAACACTTTAACTATTTCAGACACCTCACGTTTTATTTTGACTTTTGGTGTAAATGATTACGGCAGTGCAACACTTGACCCAATGCTAATTCGTTGGTGCGGGCAAGAGGATCCTTTTAATTGGACACCTACAGCTACCAATCAAGCGGGAAGTTTGCGTTTGTCCAATGGTTCTGAAATTATTACCACAGCACAGACACGGCAAGAGATTGTTGTGTTTACCGATTCAGCTTTGTATTCGCTGCAGTACCTTGGTCCTCCTTTTGTTTGGGGATCTCAACTTCTTGCAGAAAGCATTTCTGTTTATGGACCCAATGCGGTAGCTGTAGCCTCTGGTGTTGTGTACTGGATGGGAATAGATAAGTTTTACACGTATGACGGCCGTGTGCAAACACTTAACTGTGATCTGCGTCGGTTTATTTTTACAGACATTAATAAAGAGCAAAACCTACAGGTGTTTGCGGGTGTCAATGAGGGCTTTAATGAGATATGGTGGTTCTATTGTTCAGAAGCAAGCACCACCATTGACCGCTACGTTATCTACAACTACCAAGAGAAAATCTGGTATTACGGCACGATGGCACGAACAGCGTGGCTTGATTCAGGTCTGCGTGACTATCCTTTAGCTGCAACGTACCAACCAAATAGTACAGGCAACATTGTGGAACACGAAAACGGCTTGAACGACAACGCAACCGGCACAGCAACGGCTTTGGACGCTTATATATCGTCGTCTGAATTTGATATTGGTGACGGTCACAACTTTGGTTTTGTCTGGCGCGTCTTACCTGATTTAACGTTTGGTGATTCTACAAATTCCCCTGCAGGTGCCATTCCTGCGGTTACCATGACTTTGTTTGGCTTGTCCAACTCCGGTTCAGGCACTACCAGCAGTGCGTCAGGTTCTGTTGTCAAAGGCAGTACCTATGTCATAACCGAAGAATTTACCGGTCAGATATTCACGCGCATGCGCGGGCGGCAGATGATATTTAAGATTGACTCCAATCAGTTGAATACACAATGGCAACTGGGCGCGCCTCGGATAGATATCAGAGCAGACGGGAGGCGGTAAATGGCTGAACTTAATGTTCGTCCCCCCAACCTGCCTTTGGCCTCCGATGAGTATGACCGCAGGTATCAGGATCAATTAAACAATACCTTGCGTTTGTTTTTTGCGCAGCTTAGCAATCCGGGGGACATGGGCGGAACGTCGTTAAATTTGAACCTAGACACGTTGCCCACGGAAGCTGATTTGCCCACTTTACGGCTAGGTGATGTGTACCGAGACACACAAGATGGCGTACAAGCAACAAGTCAAATGCTTCGCATAAAGACGTCTACGTAATACAATTGAACGAAATACCTTTTCCAAGGACCTAACATGGCTACACGTTTCTCTAACCCCGCTAATGTTCCCATGGGCAGTAATAGGCTTTCTCCAATAGATCAAGCTGGAGCAATAGCATACGACACTGCAGTTGTTCAGTCGCCTTTTACAAATAAAAACGGCGGTGCAATGTTAAGGCAGGCAACATCAAACCTTGCTGCAGATTCAGCGGCTGGACGCTATGGAGTTGCTGGGATTGGTGATTTAGGCCAGTTTGCTGGTGCATTTGATCCTGCTTTATCTCCCATGGGCAGCAATAGACTATCGCCTGTAGATCAGTACAACCTTATTAAACAAGATGCGGGATTATTATCTGGTGATGTAACGCTTCGTAACTATAAGGGACAGTTACCTTTTGGGACAACTGCAGCCTTAAACAATTTTAACTCTGTTGATCCTCAAATATTAAAAGATTTACAAAACGCTGCTGCGGCAAACCTTGGTGGTGATTCGGATGTAGGTCGCTTTGCTGCCCCCGGCTATGGGGATCAAGGCCAGTTTTTTGGTGGTGACGGCGGTGGCCGTAATACTAAAAATTACGATGATATAAGTGCTTCAGCATTTGCAAACGGTGGCGACGTACAAATGCCCCAAGAAGCAGGCGCAAATCCTTTTGCCGATCCCAATACGATGGCCGTTTATGACCAGATGCGTCAGACAATGTCGCCTAAAGAATTTGGTGATGAGATGTTGGCGGGTGCCTCGCAGGTTGATCCTGCGGCCATGGCTCAGTTTAGAAAGGATTTAAGTGAGATTGATCTGTCCCCAGAAGAGCTTGACATGCTTAATAACATGGTGGATGAGATTCTGGCTACCCCTGAGCAATATGCCGCGGTCCGTGCAAAGTACATAGAGATGGGCGCGCCGGAGGAGTTGCTGCCCGAGCAGTTTGATCCTCAGTTCTTTTCTGCTATGAACATGGCCGTGGATCAGTTGATTGCCGAGCCGTCTGGTGTTGAATCTTTTGCCAAGGGCGGTATTGCAGAGCTTAAGCCTATTGCCAAAGCGATTGCCAGTTATGGCCGTAATGGCGACACCATGTTGGCACACATCACACCTGCTGAGGCGCGCATGCTGCGCCGCCGTGGTGGCTCAGGCACAATTAACCCTTCTACGGGCCTGCCTGAGTTCTTTTTGAAGAAGGCTTTCAAAAGCCTTGGTAAAGCAATTAAAAGCTTTGCAAGCAGCACCGTGGGTAAGATTATTACGACAGTGGCCCTTGGCTTCTTCTTAGGCCCTGCTGCCGCCGGTCTGGTTGGTGCTACTTCTGCTGCCGGCGTTGCAGCGGTTAGTGGTTTTGTTGGTGGTGCGGGATCTACTCTACTTGCTGGTGGTAATTTAAAAAGTGCTTTAAAAGCCGGTGCAATTGGCGGTTTGACCGCGGGTGCTGTTACTGGAGTCACACAGGGTTTTGGCACTGCTTATACCGGCCCTACAACAGTGGGCGGTCAGGTAGACCGGTTTACTGGAATGTTTAAAACCCCTCCTTTCCCGCAGTACACGGCTCAAGGAGCATTGACGGACACCGCTACGTCAAACGCGGCTCGCGAAGCATATGCCGGGGAGTTGTATAAGACCAATCCTGAAGCATTTTATAATCCTGATGCAGCCACTTCTGACGCACTTGCTGACTTTACGCCTAAAAAGTCTTCTTTAATACCCGATGGGCAAGGCGGTCTTAAATTTTCTGAGGGGCAAACGGTTGGTCAGACAAAGCTTCCCGGCGGTCAGATTTTGACGCAGAACGTACCGATTGACGTCACACAAGCCCCCGGCGGCCCTGCGTATGACCCAAGAAATATGGTTGCTGCAAATCCAAGTGATTTTGGTATGTCTACTGCTTCTGGTGTTGCTCCTCCAATTCCTAGTGTTGGAAAAGCTTTTAGCACTATTGGTGAAGGTCTTGGCATTGGTCAAGGCAATGAATTTAACTTTGACAAGCTAATGCAGGGGGGCAAAGAATTATTCTCACCAAGTTTAACAAATGAACAGTTAAAACTTACACCTGAATATGCCGATGCAATGAGCAAAGGCAAAACCATAACAGAAGCTTTGGGGCAGGCGGCTAAAGCTAATGCTCCGGGCTTTCTGCGCTCCTACGGCCCCGCTACCCTAGCCGGTATTGGTGCAATCGGTGCGTTTGGTGGATTTAAGTCCGCTCCTGCTCAACCCTCGGCAATGCGGGATCAGTTGATGAAGCCTGTGACTCAGCGTATTGCTGAAGGCGGAAATCAACGTAATTACTACATCCAGAATCTGCCCGGTGTGAAGTACGACCAATATGGCGCGCCTATTTTTGGTCAGTACGATCCCCTGCCTACGTATGACACAGGCTTGGGCATTGCATCCTTAGCAGGTCCTAGGGGCTACGCTGAGGGTGGTGAAGTAACCGCTGCTAATTTTGATGAAGTAGCATACGCAATAGCGTACCCAGATGTTGCTGCTGAAATTGCTCAAGGTAAATTTAAAAGTGCATATGATCACTATGTACAATATGGTAAAGCAGAAGGCCGTACCGCTTTTAATAAAACAGAAACTGCAGCAGCATCCGCGGTCAAAGATACAGCAACTAAAGAAAAACAGGCCACGGCTCGCGGCACAGTAGCCGCAGCCAAAGCAACAAAAAAGGCGATAGGCTCTAAGAGTGCCTATGACAATATTAATGCGGGTTTGGCCTTTGATGCACCTGAGGGTTATGCTGCCAGTGCAACAGCCAGTCGTCAGGCAGCTTTTGCTCCCACATTAAATAAATTTATTAATGCCGGGGCTGCAAATACAGCAATTTTAGGTAAAGCTTATGCACCTACCGTTGTAAATCAACCCTATAACAATTCTTCGTTGTACTCAAACGTATTTAATCCGGTGGCAACGCCTATTAATTACAACACTTCCGTAGGCGGTACCTCTGCTGCTGCTTTTGCTGAAACCGAGCGTCTCAGGCTTGCTGCCGAAGCTGAGCGTCTTAGGGTGGCTGAGGCTGAACGTATTCGGCTTGCCGAAGCTGAGCGTATTAGACTTGCTGAGGCGGAGCGTCTCAGGCTTGCTGAGGCTGAACGTGTTCGGCTTGCCGAAGCTGAGCGTCTCAGGTTGGGACAACGCAAGTATTCTGATCAAGAAATTAAAAACTACTTACTAACTAATCCGGGCCAAACTGATCGTCAGATTGCAGATGCCATGTTTAAGTTTAATGTCCGCCCCGATCAGGTTATGCGGGCCACGGGCACAGAAAATCTTGCAGGCACTGACCAAAGCATTGACTTACGCTATGACAGGGAAAGAGCGGCAGCTACCGCTAACCCAGCAAAACTTTTAAACATGGGCGGTATTGCGACTTTGGGCGCGGGCG